ATCACCTTGAAGAATACCTTTGATTCCCAACTTAGGTAAAAATGCAAGTGCAATTTTCAGTTTTTCATTCAGTCCAGGATTTGGATGATTGTTATCTATATCTGCATTTGTGTAGTTTAGTTTTCCATCTTTATTGAATACTGATTTTGTACCCACAAAGAATTTACCATTTTCTGGATTGACACCACAAATAACTGCTGGAGCACCATCCCACTTTGTCGTAACATTGACTTTGGACTGTGCATGACCAGCAAGCATATCACGAAGTGACCGAAGAAAGTTGATTGATTCACGAGCACCGTTTACTCCACGATTGATGACATTTTCTTCCAAATGTTCAAGGTGGAGGTTGGCACCTGTGTTTTTCGATTCTGATAAGAATTGTGTGAATTTCATCTGTTTGTGACTAAACTGAAACATGAACAGTCCAACTAACGCCCACTTTATCATCAGAATAAAATTCAGAACCTTTTCTATATTTTCCAGCATTTGTTGTAGAATATGCGGCTCTTGTGGCAGTTATTGGTCTCAATCTAAATTTCAAATTTACATCATCACTTGTTGAATAACTTTCAACTACTTGATTGATAGATTGAGATGTTTCAATTGTTTCTATAAGTTTACTTTCTTTTATGGTTGGTGGAATTGTTGCTTGCAAAACAAATTCTGCTGGAAATGGATTTTTATTGGGTCCTGTCTTGGCACCACCAATAACTCTCTCTAAAAAACTTTTATAATTACGACCCAGTAATTCGTTCAACGGAACATAAACATTCTCAACTTGAAATGTGGAACTTATACTGGATGATCCAAATCTTTTTTTCTTATCCTTCAACAATTTTTTTACTAAATCATTTTTTGTTGTTGCATCCATTGAAAAATTATCGATTATAAATTTTCCNCGAGAATTTTGTATCTTACCTAAAGCTTTATGAGTTTTTCCAACTATTTCAACCAAAGCATCATATTCGTTTAGAACTTCAGTTTTGAATTTTTTTGATGTTGTTACTTCTTTCGCTTTTTCTTTCAATCCATCAACTATATTTCCAGCTTCTTTTTTGTCCATACCAACAGAAATCAACATATTCAGAGTTTTTTCTTCGTTCATCCAACTTTCAAAAAAACCGAAATTTGGTTTTTTCATGCTGATACCCAAGTTTCCACTTTGAGTTATGATACTCACATCTGCTTTTGGTTCTGGGTTTCCGCCACCAAGTTGTTCAGCATCCAAAACAGTATAAGTTTTACCATTTATTTTTACTTTGAATGGCGCATATTTTTTTATGGCTTTTACTAAATTTCTTTCATTAGCTTGACCAGAAATATTACTCATCGTTTTCTCCAAATTATGTTCTATTTATACTAACAGAATCATCGGAATATCATACTTTCAAATCACTAAAATTGCGATTGAATTTACTTTCACGACTTCCAAAAGTATTGATTGGACCAGAGTCTTGACCAGAATCTACGATGTCAACTTGCGCTGAAGTTTCTGCATCATACAAACGCATTTTCTCGCGGTCAACACCAATAACAAATCGTTTGAAGTGGTTTGGATCACCAAATCGATTCTTTAGTTGTTTCACCATTAGTTGATTTAGTTGTTCTAGTTCTTCAGTTGAGATCAGTGCGAACATAAAGTCGGCAGTGGCTGGCAATCCGAAACTTTCCGATGTATCTGTCAATTCTACATCGGAGCTTGAATTATGTGTCAATATTCCATTGGCATAAAATAAGTGATCACCGGTCACTTCAATATCTACAGTATTATCATCCATTAATTTTTCAATCGATACTATTTTATCATAGATTATCATAATATTTCCCTTCATTGATTATTCTCATTCTAAATCTCGGGTGCATAACATCTTTATTTCTTTTACACCAGGAATATAGTGCCTTAAAATCTTTTTCACCGAAATTAAGTAATATCATTATATCATTTTTGTGCATTTTTGTACAAATAATACCATCATCTTCTGTTACAATAGAATATACATTGGAAAAACCAGATTTACCACCATTATCAAGAAATTTTGCTCTAGAAACAGACATGCGATTTTTTGTTTCATCAGATAGTATTCTACCAACGCAACGAGTATTTCCTGTAGCAGATTGTGACATTTTTATTTTAGCTTCAGGTGTGTGATTTCTTTTATACATACCGTTTTTTTCACCAGATGTAGCTAAACTTTTCTTTTTTCTAGTTTCCTCCGAATCTTTACGCCCTTTATTTTCTCTACTCCATTTTGTTATTACTTCCGTAGATCTTCTTTTTGCGTGTTCTGGTCTATTTTTTGTTCCACCTTTTCCACTTTTACCACCTTTTTTTCCAGCTTCAGCAGCACCTTGAATAAATTTTCCATATAGTGCTACTGGGTCTCCTTGTAAATAATGTATCATGAAATGATCTTCTGGACTAACGCACTGTAAATTTTCTGGATCATTATTATCTTTATTTCCGTCTATATGATGAATATGGTAACCTTTTGGGATTTTCTGATTATTATATTCTTCCCAAATTTTTCTATAATTCATTTTTGTTTTCTTTGTCATAAGTTACTCCGATGTTGAATTGACAGATATATTTATAATAATTCAATACTTCAACATGAGATTTTACTTAATGATTAATACATCGCCGACAGATAATCCATCATTAATAGTTTTTTCTCTATACGATTCATCTATAGGAAATTTATGTTCACCAGAACAAATAATAGACTTACCAGATTCGGTTTTGATTAAATATCTCTCTCTGATTTGTGTGGGCCATATATTTGTAACAGTATTCCAACCATTAATCGATTGGATCTTATCACCTATATTAATATTTGTAATAAATTTCTCACCATCTTTAGTAATAACTTTAGTAGACAAATCTAAACAGTAGCCGGCTCGTGTTGTTTGCGTTGCGCTGACAATTGGAAGATTGAACTCAACTGCCAAACCTCTAAGTTCTTCTGCAATCGCTTTGATGTATGAATACGAATTCACATTGGCACCTGGTTTCAGTCTTGCTGAAGAACAAATATTCAAGTAATCAATAAAAATGATTTGTGGTTGAAAATTCTTTTTCAAGTGCAACTCATTGAGTAAAGCACGAAAATGTAAAGAGTTTGCAGATGCGGTTGGATATTCTTTGATAATCAATTTACCGTGTGTTTTTACTTTCAACGCTTCAAACTTACGGTCATATTCACCCTTTGTCATACGATGTAAATCACCCATGGAAACATTCAATAGATTCGCATCAATTCTTTCTGCGATTCTTTCTTCAGCCATCTCAAGTGTGATGTATAAAACATTATGTCCTTGTGACAAACACGATGCAGCCATGTGACACATAAACATGGATTTACCGACACCAGTATTATGTGAAGAAATTCCATTGGTGTAGTAACGATGATTTTCGTGTTCTACTTGTATATCAACAATAGGAATTTGATAGTTAGATTTTCTTACAGTACCTAATTGCCAACCATTATCACACAAATATTGTAATGGTTTATGTCCTACAACTTGTTGTTCATGTGTAATATCTTTTGCAAATTTCCAACCTCTGTCAGTCTCAAATAAATGATTTTCATTGACATCAACTTCTCTACCATCTTCTAAGGTAAGAGTGTATTTTTGCCAAAATCCTTTATTGACAAATGCTGAGACTGGAACAAATCCATCGGGAGAATCAACTTCTACTTCATATCCGTTTTGCAAAAGTGTATCTATTTCAGCGATACAAATTTCTTTTTCAGTCCATTTTTTCATTATAAAATTCCATTGGGGTTTCAAACTTTTTTCCTAAATCTTATTTTGACTTTCGTTTCTGGATGAACACAACCTGCTAAGCAAATGCTCAGTGTTTTGTTTGGAACGCCACCTTTTGTAATCTTATTGAACAGATCTAGGTCAAATGGAATTCTAGATTCTTGGCGATGATAGAATTCAAATCGTTCGTTGGCATCATTTATATAATCGTGACCAACATTAGAATCAAAGGAAACACCAAGTGCATTACTCAGTAGTTTTGGAATCTCACCTTTACTTTTTGAATTACTATGATTATCAAGAATCTGAACTGATTCCATGATTGCGTTGTAAATTGCTTTGTCTTGACAAAACTTCTCAGTCTGTTCAAGTAACCATTTATTCTCAGTTGGTTCGTTTCGTTCTTCTTCAATTGACTTCAGAATATCAATAGAACCGCGAACTTGTTGTTCGGTCAGTTCTTTTGATTCTGATAAATTGATTACAAGTGCTTCTCTTGTAGGAAGATTTTTATATTTGTTTACAAAATCATGAATTTCATTGAATAAAACTTTTTCTGTGGAATCTGAAAAGAAATCAGCTTGTATAAATGGTAATACTTTTCGAGTATACTCTTCATTGTAAATCAAATTCCGAAGAATCGTTGTTTCTAATCTGTTCATTTTTTCCTTCAATTGTTATCATTTCAACTAAAATGTCACCGATGACAGTGTGAAATTCTTCATCACGAGTTATATCTTCCAACAAATAAATTCCAGGATCTATGACGATATAATCAAATTCCAATTTAGCCAATTCACCCTGTTCTTTTACTGCGGCTTTACCATAACAATATACAACATCTTTATATGGACCACGGAGAAGTTTGATTGCATTTACATCCGTGTCTTGTATTTCAATAAAAGAGTAGTCTATATTTTCTTCAAACATCCTCTTGTTCTTCGGTTTCTTCCAAAACAGAAGTTTCTCCCATAATGTTTCCATAAGCGATCTCATATCTTTTCCTTACAAATTCTTTGAAATTCACATCTTGCAATAGTGGTTCCATAAATTCAGATGTTTGAGTATCTGCGAAACGATACTTTTTATCTTGAACTTCTCCAGTTTCTTTATTTACTTTTGAGTACCAACCGTTTGATGGTTTGATAACAAATCCACCTTCAATTGCAACATCAAGTAATCCGGAATACCTGTTGATGCCACCGCCAAATGAGACTGCAATTGGAATCTTAGATTTCTCTTTTACATATCGTGATTTTTCAACATTGATGATAAAATTATAACCAACAATTTCTGTTCCATCCTTTTCTTGTTGACGACCAAGAATAAAAATGTTATCAGCCGAATAATATGAACCTGTACCGCCACCAACAATATCTTTTGGATACAAACCAATTTCTTTGTATGTGTGATTTACAACAATCATTGGAATATCTTTTAGA